AGGAGCTTTCTTGCATCTATTTTTGAAAGATCAGCTTTGTATGAAGAAAAATTAAATAAAGATGTATGTACATTTACATTTACTGATATTTCAAATATGTATAAATTATGGAATATTTCTTCTATCAATTCTTTAAGCGCAATTAATACCGTACTTATATCATATACGGAATTTTGCATAAATAGAGGGCTTGTTAAAGATTGTCAGAATCATTTTATTGAGTTAAAAAGAGATGAACTCACTGCATGTCTAAATAAATTAATGCAAAGAGTCCAAATAGTGACGAAAGATGAATTATTAGCGGCTATTATTGGTTTACGTCCGCGCGAACAGTATGCTGTACTTGCATTATTTGAATTTGGCAGAGGAAATAGTTATGAAGATATATACAAACTTCACTTAGAAGATGTTGATGTACAAAATAAAAAGGCAAAATTATCATCTGGAAGAATTGTAATGTTATCCGATGTTCTTATTGACATTATACTTAAAAGTGCGAATACTTATGAATATGAAACTGAAACCAGAGTTCTGCCTTTTGTTGATTCTGGAAACTACGTTGATGTATTTAAGAGTTGTTATAATCGTCCTGTAACAAAAAGATCGGTATATAACAGCATTATGAAATCATTAAGTCGGATTAATAGTGTCGTGACAACTAATTCGATTGTTAACTCTGGAAAGATAGATTTTGTCAAAAATAGAGCAAAAGAAGAAAATTTAACTGCAAAAGAATATTTGGTACAATATCAAGATGAAATTAGTAATCAGTATGGGGTTAGCAAAATAGTCCCGTCGGCTTTTATAAGACAATTTGGTGATTATTTTTAATAATCACCAAAAATTATAATTCGATAGTGTGAAATATTAACTTTATATAAAAAACAATTTAAGGAGAAATGGAAAATGATTAATACTGTAACAATCGAAGACATTGAAAATGTGCTCATGGCTGCAGCAGAAGAACCAGGTAAACTGCTTGCAGTACATATGACGGTTAGTAATGATATTGTATCTTCACATATGTCATGTACACCCGAAAACATTGAATTTTCAACACAAGATACTATGAGCATTTGTGCAAACGGGACTGAATTAAACATTGACCTTAATGAATGCGAAATTCGACATGAAGTATTGAAATGTGATCCTGATGTTGAAGAATCTATTGAACTGGAGGGAGATTCCTGGATTGTCAATATTGACTTTCTTAGTTAATCTGATACTGTAAAATATAAACTTAGGAGTGATTTTTAATGGAAAAGACAAAAAAAGTAGAAGAAATGAAAGAACTTGTAACAGAATTAAATAAGTATTGCGATGCTTATTACAATCGATCTGAAAATCTGGTATCTGATTATGAATTTGATCAGAAGTATGATCAACTTTTAAATATGGAAAAGGAAACTGGAATCGTCTTGAGCAATTCTCCTACGCAACATGTAGGATATGAGGTCAAAAGTGAATTAGTGAAGACAGCACATAGTCATCTTATGATGTCGTTAGATAAAACAAAAGATGTGAATGTGCTAAAAAAATTCATCGGAGATAAGGAATTTGTATTAATGTGTAAGATGGACGGTTTAACTTGTCTTATTACGTATGAAAACGGAGAATTGATTCGTGCTGAGACACGCGGAAATGGATCGGTGGGAGAATTAATTACACATAATGCAAAGGTATTTGATAATATTCCTCTTCATATCAATCTTCCTGGACATGTAGAGATTGAAGGAGAAGCAATTATTACATATGATGACTTCGAAAAAATCAATGCAAAGATTAAAGATCCAGATGCCAAATATAAAAATCCACGTAATCTTGCTTCGGGATCCGTAAGACAACTTGACAGTAAAATTGCAAAACAGCGCCATGTAAAATTTGTTGTATGGAAAGTTCCAGCCGGGATGGAACAGATTAACAGTTTTAACGAACGATTAGAAAAAGCAAAGGAATTAGGATTTGATATTGTACCGTATATTTACGCTGTAGATACTCATAATCCAATGGAAGACACTATTGGATGTCTAAGGATGGCTGCAGAAGAGTATAGTTATCCTATTGATGGAATGGTAGTAACTTATGATGATATTCTTTATGGTTTGTCGCTTGGTGTGACGGATAAATTTCCAAGACATTCTCTTGCATATAAATTCTATGATGAAGAATATGAGACTACACTGCAAGATATTGAATGGACCATGGGTAAGTCCGGCGTGCTTACACCGACTGCAATATTCGATCCGGTTGAAATTGATGGAACATCAGTAAGTAGAGCAAGTCTACATAATGTAAGTATCTTTAAAGAGTTTTGTTTACATAAAGGAGATCTAATTACCGTATATAAAGCAAACCAAATAATCCCACAGATTTCTGGAAATCTTACAAGGGGATACGGAGCTTTTGAAGGAGATAAATTTGAAATTCCTAGAACGTGTCCTATTTGCGGAGAAGCTACTGCTGTATTAAAAGAAAAAGACTCTGAAGTTCTTATGTGTATGAATGCTCAGTGTAAAGGAAAGCTTTTGGGTGAACTTTGTGCTTTCGTAGGAAAAAAAGCACATGATATCAATGGGTTATCTGAGGCAACATTAAGTCTTATGATACAGAGAGGATTAGTAGAATCTCCTATTGATCTGTACCATTTAAAAGAAAAGAAAGAGCAGCTTGCATATTTACCTAAAATGGGAGCGAAAAAGATCAGTAACTTACTCAAGGCAATTGAAGATAGTAGGAATACAACTCTTGAAAAATTTATTGTTGGACTGAACATTCCTCTTATTGGAAGCAGAGCAGCCAAAGACATTGCTAAACATGAAAGAATAAGGACAAAAGAAGCAAACTTATTAGAACCTATTAATACATTTATAGTTGATGCAGCAGAAAATTATGATTTTACACATATTGAAGGACTGGGAATAGAAAGAAATAACTCAATCCATAATTATTTTAAAGAGAATCATGATTATGTATGCGCTTTAGCATCGCAATTTATATTTCAAGATGATACAGTTGAAAGCACAACTGCAAACACAGTATTAAACGGAAAGAAGTTCTGTATCACAGGTAAGCTGCATAAATTTGAAAATCGCGATGCTCTTGTGGCAGACATTGAATCAAAAGGAGGGAAAGTTGTGTCTGGAGTTACCAAAGCAACTGATTATCTGATCACAAATGATAAAGAAAGTGGATCAAGTAAAAATAAAAAGGCTGCTGAATTAAACATACCTATTATAAGTGAAGATGAATACTGTCAGTTATAAAATAAAATTTGAAACTGTAAATTATAAACTTTATATTGACAATCACGATTAAAGGTGATATATTAATATCATTCAATACTGTAAGATATAAACTTTACTTAAAGTACTGTATTTAAAAGAAAGGGAGAAAAACATGAAATTTACAGAGTTTGTAAAAGAGATGCAGAAACATTTTACAGAAATGACAAAGGATGCAAAAGTATTATTTACTGTTAATGTGGATCCAGAAAGATTTTACAATTTATATCTCGATTCATTTCCTGATGGAACAAATAACATTTATAGGAAGAGAAGAGAGTATGATTGCAGCTGCTGCCGACATTTTATTAGAGATCTTGGCAATGTAGTAACTATCAAAAATGGAAAGGTAGATACTATTTGGAATCTCAATATTAATGACGGAACATATTCAGTAGTAGCAAAAGTAATGGATTTGTGTATTAAAAAGTGTTTTATTAACGGAGTATATGTAAGAGACGAAGCTGTGATCGGAACAAAGAAAAGCAGAGAAATACTTCCAACCGGAGAGGTTAATACATACGATCATTTCTTTATGAATATCCCAAAGAAATTCATCTATACAGGATATGAAACTAAAGATACTGTAAAAGGAAATTACAATGCAATCAAACATGTATTTAAAAGATCATTAGATGAGATTTCTATTGAAGCAACAGAAACAGTTCTTGAGCTGATCGCGCAGAATTCATTATACAAGGGAGCGGAGTGGAAGAAACCTCTTACTGAATTTAAAAGATATCAGAAAGAATACAGTGAAATGAACGAAGGCAGAGAGAAAGACTTATATGCCTGGGAGAAATCTATTGAAGCTGGAGCTGTTATTGGTAAAATCCGTAATCACAGTATTGGAACATTACTTGTGAATATTTCTGAAGGAATGGAACTCGATACAGCAGTAAAGAAATACGAGCAGATCGTAGCTCCTGCAAATTATAAACGTCCGAAAGCAATTTTTACTAAGAAGATGCTTGAAGATGCAAAGAAAACTATTACAGAACTTGGATATATGGGCGCGCTGCAGAGAAGATTTGCGACATTAGACGATATCACTGTGAATAATATCCTGTTCTCTAATAAAGATTCAGCAAAGAGAATTTCCGGAGCTATGGATCTTTTTGATGAGATGGAAAGCGAAGTAGCTATTGATCCAAAGAAATTTACGAGAGTAGAAGAGATTTCTGTAGAAGACTTTATTAAGAATGTGCTTCCAATTGCAAAGGAACTCGAAGTATATCTTGAGAACAAACATGTACAGAACATGGTATCTTTGATTGCTCCAGAGAACAAAGAAGAAAAAACAATGTTTAAATGGGATAACGGATTTTCTTGGGCTTATACTGGAAATATTACTGATTCAGATATCAAAGAAAATGTAAAGGCAGCTGGAGGATCTGTAACAGGTGTTGTAAGATTTTCCATTCAGTGGAATGACGGAGATGGGAAAGACAATTCAGACCTTGACGCCCACTGCATAGAACCAGGACGCGGAGATCATATTTACTTTGGTCATAAGGTATCAAGACGCACAAATGGAAATCTCGACATTGATATCACACATCCACTTGAGCAGTGTAGAGCGAGCAAGGGAGTTGCAGTTGAAAACATTACTTTCCCATCAAAAGCAAATATGATTCCTGGAACATATAGATTTTATGTAAATCAATATTCATATAGAAATTCTCAGGGATTTAAAGCCGAGATTGAAGTAAATGGAGAAATCCATTCTTATGAGTATAATTATCCAGTACGCGGAGATGTAGGTGTTGCGGAAGTAATTCTTGATAATGAAGGAAACTTCAAAGTGGTGGACAAACTTTCTGGAAATTGTGCCACTGTAAGTAAGGATGTATGGGGAATTAAAACTCTTCAGTTTGTTCCTGTATCTGTTGTGTGTTATTCTCCGAACTATTGGGATGAGCAGAAGGGAATTGGACATCAGCATCTGTTCTTTATGTTAAAGAATTGCGTGAATCCGGAAGAGCCGAATGGTTTCTATAATGAATTCCTTAAATCAGACCTTGAGAAACATAAAAGAGTATTTGAAGCACTTGGAGCGAAAGCTCATGTAAAAGATGTAGATGATCAACTTTCCGGTGTAGGATTTAGTCTTACAAAGAGAAATGATTTGGTTGTAAAAGTCAAAGGAAATACAGAAAGAGTATTAAAGATTAAATTTTGATTTAATACTGTAAAATATAAACTTAATGTAAATAATTTAAAATAAAGGAGATAAAAATTATGACAATCACAAACATTTTTGAAGCGGCCACAAAAGAGAAATATCGTTTCCCATTTAAAGGAATGATTTCTGTCGAGGATCTTTGGGATTTGAAACTGCAGGATCTTGATTCTGTATTCAAATCTCTTAATAAACAGAAAAAACAGAATGATGAAGAGAGTCTTCTTCAGGTAAAAACAGCAGAAGATCAGGAACTTGATAATAAGATTCAGATTGTAAAATATATTGTTAAGTTTAAGCAGGAAGAGATTGAAGAGCGTCTTCAAGCAAAAGACAAAAAGGAATACAATCAGAAACTGCTTGAACTGATCGAACGCAAACAGAATGAGGAGCTTGCCGGTAAGTCTATTGAGGAGCTGCAGGCAATGCTTAAGGCATGATATTGATCACAGAGTTGTTAAATATTACATTACTTACTGCGTACTTTGTATTGGTATTAATGGGAATATTAGTTTTTATAGTATTTTTTATAACCTTTATGTACGCAGTAGTGATGATAATATATAGATTCACTGGAAAGCTGGGAAAGCTTTACAGAATACTAGAAGAAATAGAAAGGAAATTTTAAATGAAGAACGGTTTATCAAATGAACAGGTCGAAGAGAGCCGAAGATTACATGGGAGTAACAAGTTACCCGAACCGAAACAAAAGAAATGGTTTCATTTTGCAAAAGAAGCGCTGACAGAACCAATTACATTGATTTTGATTATTATCGCTGTATTTGAACTTGTGCTCGGAATATTAGGCGTAGCGGAGCTATCTGAACCAATTATGATCCTCTTAGTTCTTGCCATTGTTACAGGTTTGGCAATTAAGACTGGACTTGGTGTTCAGAAATCAGCTGCAGAGCTAAGAGCTAAAACATCCGTGCGATATTGCGATGTAATTAGAAATGGAAAATTACAAACAATTAATAAGGATGACCTTGTTGTTGGAGATCTTGCAATCATCAGAACTGGTCAAGAAATTTTTGCAGATGGATACATCGTCGAAGGGAAAATTTCTGTAAATAATGCAGCTATTAATGGAGAAACAAAGGAATGTGTAAAGACTCCAATAGACGGATTTGTTTATACTAAATCAACATCTACAGATACATATACAAATCAAAATTGTCTTTTTTCAGGTACTACAGTAGTTTCCGGAGAAGGCAAAATGCTTGTGACGGATGTTGGTGTAAATACAGTCAATGGAGACACACTTGTTAAGATGCAGACGCTTGAAGCTCCAAAAACAGCTCTTGATATTGCAATTGATAATCTGTGCGATTTTATTTCCACGTGGGGAACAATTGCAGCAGTTCTTGCTTTTGTTGTAATGACTGTATCCGGAGTTATGAGTGTTGGAGGAGTTAAACAGTATTTTTCAGGAGATGTTCTTGAGACTATACAGAAAATTGCACAGAACTTTGCAAATGCATTGACGATCATTGTTGCTGCGGTTCCGGAGGGATTACCACTTATTATTAAACTCGTTACAAAGCAAAATGTGAGTACTATGGAAAAATTTAATATCCTGGCCAAAAATCCAGGAAAGATTCCAGAGCTTGCATACGTAAATCTTATTTGTACTGATAAAACAGGAACTCTCACCACTGGAGTAATGACTCCGAAGACAATGGTAAACGGATTGTGTGAGAATATTATGAATTCAAAATCTGTGCTTAATGATTTGATTATGAATAATATTTGCCTAAATAACAGTGCAGAATTTGATGCTAATGGAAATATTACTGGCGGTAACTCTATTGATCGCGCCGTACTTGGTATGTATTCTTCAACGGATGCTTCTGGTGTTAAGAATAGATTTACAGTCAAGGCAAAACAGCCATTCAGTAGTGAAAATAAATATTCGGCCATTATGGTAGACAATGGTGAGAATGTTGTAACATTTTACAAAGGCGCACCAGAGAAGTTAATTGATGGATGTACTCATTTTATTCATCCTGATGGTTACGTAGACGAGTTCGGAGAAACTAAAAAGGACGCACTCAGATCATATATTAAAGGAATGACAGAAAAAGCAATGCGTTGTATTGTATTAACTATGTCTGATAGCTTTAAAGAAAATGATCTTCCTGACAATATGAGTTTTCTCTGTGTGATTGGTGTTGTTGATCCGATTAGACCGGAAGTGCCAGAGGCGGTCAGAGTAGCACATAACGCAGGCATCCAGGTTATTGAGATCACTGGTGATTGCCTTGAAACAGCAAAAGCTGTAGCAACGGAAGCAGGTATTTACAGAGCAGGAGACTTAGCTGTTACCAATGATGAATTTGAAGCTATGACGGATGAAAAGGTAAGAGAAATTCTTCCAAAGCTTACAGTAATCTCAAGATGTTCACCAAACACAAAGCTTCGTCTCGTCAATATAGCACAGAATACAGGGATGTCTGTTGGAGTTGGAATGTCTGAAGGAAGCGCCGGGATGTCTGTCGCTATGACAGGTGACGGTGTAAATGATTCCCCGGCACTTAAAAAGGCAGATGTTGGTTTCGCAATGCAGGCCGGGTCAGATGTAGCAAAGGAAGCAGGAGATGTTATTCTTACAGATAACAACTTCGCAAGTGTTGTAAAAGGCATAGAGCTTGGTAGAACATTTATGCATAATATTATGATGTTTCTTGAGTTCCAGCTTCCAATTAATATATCATTACTTATTATGAGTATGTTATATCCGGTTATCTCTGGAGGAAGCCCGTTCCTGGCAGCAGTACAGATCCTCATTGTCAATATCATCATGGACTCTCTGAATTCTCTGAGTTTTGGCGGAGAGCCACCGAAAGAAGAGTACATGAAAGAGAGACCATTAAGAAAAGGATCTGGATTATTTATTAATGGTGCAATGGCAAGAATACTTCTTACAACTGCTATGTTTATTCTTATATTTGTAGTTATTATATTTGGATTTGATAATGTATTTACAACAGATGTATCAGCGATGACCGCAAGATTTGCCGCACTTTGTATCATGGCAGTATTTAATGGATTCTTAATTCGCACAGATAGCATCAATTTATTCAAAGGAATTGGAAAGAATAAACTGTTCATTTATATTGCAATTGGAATCTTTGTAATGACATTTCTGTTATGTAATGTGGTAGGTGGCTTTGTACAGACTACAGCACTTAGCTTATATCAGTGGGGAATTGTATTTGGATCTCCGCTCTATATTGTTATCGCCACTTTGGTTATACGTTTAATTGAAAAAATAATGATTAATAAGAAATAAGGAGAATAGAAAATGGGATTTTTAGGAAAGTTATTTGGAAAAAAAGAAAATGATACGACAGAGAATACGGTAACGCAGCAGATTACAACAGAAAAAGATTTACAGAACCAGAATGATGAGCCAAATTCTCCTGTAATGCTAATTGATATGTCAAAACATGAAGAGAATTTAAACACTGTCCTGATTAATATGTCAAAAGATAACAAAATTGACATGACAAAGCATGTAGCGAGAGTAGCACTGGCCATGGATTATTCCGGAAGTATGAGCAATCTTTTCCATAATGGATCTGTCCAGGAAACAATTTCTCGACTGTTACCAATTGCTCTTCGATTTGACGATAATGGTGAACTTGAAAGTTGGTTATTTTCCAACGGAAGCGAAAGACTTACAGCTGTTACAAAAGACAATTATTCAACATACGTAAGAAAAGTAATGAATAAAGCAAATATGAGTATGGGCGGGACTAATTATGCACCCGTATTAAAGGAAATGGTTTCTTATTATAAAGATATTGAACCAAGCGAAGTTCCGGCGTTTATCATTTTTATTACAGATGGAGAAAATTGGGATACAAACGAAACAAATAAAATTGTGAAAGAGCTTTCTAATTACAATATGTTTGTACAGTTTATTGGAATTGGAGATGAAAGTTTTAATTATCTTCGATCTTTAGATCATATGGAAGGTAGAAAACATGACAATACTGGTTTTACGGCAGTAAAAGACATGAACAAAATGACTGATGAGCAGCTGTATACAGAGATTCTTCGTCAGTATAAAGATTGGCTTAATAAAAAATAATTCTATACTGTAAATAATAAATTATATATAAATAATACAAATTAAAGGAGATTAAGAATATGGCAACAATTAATATGAGTAAAAATCAGAAAATCAGTATGACAAAAGAAGATGGATCAGCAGTAAAAAATTTCTTTATTGGTGTGAACTGGGATCAGAATCGTTATTCCGGAGAGGCAGATATTGATTTTGATATTAATGGATTCTTAACTAATACAGATAGAAAAGTTACCTATCCTGGAGATTTAGTAAATTATAATACATACGGAGACGGATCTGCTTATCCATGGGTTGATTATTCCGGAGATAATCTTACCGGAAATGATTCTCAGGGTATGATGTTTAATGGAAAGCATTATGATGAGTACTTTATTATTCATGCAGATCAGTTCCCAGAAAATAAAACAGACTTTACCATTTGTCTTACTATTTTCAGAGCTGTACAGCGTCTTCAGAATTTTGGTATGGTAAGTAACGCAACTATGATGATCTGTGATTATGATAATCCAGACGGAGATAAGTACGAATATGATCTGTCTGAGAATGAGAATTTTGAAAATCTGAATGCTGTAGAGATGGGAAGACTTTATAAATACGGAGATGGATTTAAATTCCAGGCGCTTGGATCAGGATATACCGGAGGAATGACAGAATTGTTTAAGAATTTCGGTCTCGACATTGATGAGGGAAGGGATTAATCATGAAAATTACATTTGGAGCAGTATTATTAATTGTTATTATCATTGCAGCGTTTTTCTTTTTCAGAAGTAAAACGGGGAAACGAGTAAAAACAAGGGCAACAGGTACAGCAACGGAGGCTATCATTAAAGATGCCTCCACCCCGGAAGGGGCAAAAGCTTATTATAACGAAGCTATTGATGCTAAAAAGGATCAGTATAATAAGGCAAATCAGATCTATACACAGATGCTTGGTAAGATCACTTCTTATGAGGAGCAGCTTCGAGCATTACAAAAAGAAAATATGCAGCTTAATTTAAATATCAACGCTTGTATTGATAAAGGAGACGATGAAGGGGCTAAAGTATATTTGAAGAAACAGCAGGATGCAGAAGATAAGATTGCTGTTTTAAAAGATACACTTAAAGAGCTTAGATCTAATGCAACCGCTCAAAAGGAAATGCTTGACAGTGCGCTTCAGGCGGTAAATGATCTTAAATCTGAAAAAGATAAGGCAATTCTTACTCTTGAAACGGCACAGGTTACAAAATCCTTACAGGTTACTCCTGGCGCTTCAGACAAGGAAGAAGATAAAATGCTTGAAGTTGTTCGCGAAGGTATCAAAAAGCAAAAAGAGGCTGCGGATGGTACAAAAGCAGCATTTGATGCGTCTGCAGATGTACAGCAGAAGCGCCTTGATAAGAAGATGAAAGATGAGGCCATTGATAAGAAACTGCAGGAGTTAAAAGCAAGGAAAGGAAAATAAAATGATTGTATTGAATGTTGGAACATTTGCTGTAATCGCAGTAACGATTTTTATTGTTGGATGTTGCACAGGTCATTATATTTATAAAAAATTTTTTAATAGAGGTAAAAAGGAGAAATAAGATATGG